TATATAAATTATTGATAAAAAATGAAGAAGATTTTAATAGAGATCAAGATATTGGTATAAAATATCAGATGTTAAAAGCAATAGCAAGAAAACAAAGTAAAGATCATATGGAAACAAATTTATTACCAACATATTGTAGAGAAGATATAAATATAGAAGAAATAATAAATAACAATATTAAAGGATTAAATACATTAAATACAATATCACCCTTTTATAAAGATATATATGATTCTATTCTAAGTGATAAAACTAAATTATCTGAATTAATATTTAATACAGGAACAGAACAGCAGCAACAACAACAGCAACAACAACAGCAGCAACAGCAACAGCAACAGCAACAGCAGCAACAACAACAACAACAATACATAACAAATTTAAGTAATGCTAAAAGTTATTTAGAAAAATATATTATGCATTTTCCAGAACATTATAATTGTGAAATGTGTAATAAATTAAATTTTGTAAAAATGTTTAAATCAAAAGATATTAAAATAAATAAAAAAGATATATATATTAGTTATAATTTACATGCATATCTTCCCAATTATAAATATATAATTTATTTTGTAGAATTTCATGATAAAATTGTACTAGAAATACGAGATATAGCATTAGATTATTATTATAATATCTTACCAGTTTATAATTATTATGGTAAATTATTAAATCCAAAAATGAAAGAAAAAGACAAATCTATAGAATTAGATATACCTCCAATATTTGTTGATATTATTGGATTAAAATTTTATAATAATACTGTTCATAATTATATACAATCTAAAGAAGAAGAAATAATAGCACATATTAATGATATTTCAGATCAAGGAATCGTATTATTAACAATGTACTTTGTGTCAAGTCAGTTTGATGATAAATACTATCAATTTAATAATTATTTATTAAACAGAATAGATCATACAATACGCAGATATAACGATAACTATAGAACTAACAAAAGTTATCAAACATTTACTAAAATATTAGATTTACCAAATTTTACAGAAATATTTAAGACTATAGAAACATATAAAAATTATATAACAAATAAAGATAATATTATTTTATTAAAAAATATATTATATTACAATTTTATGAATCATAATGATTATATTTATAGTGAAGAATATGAAATAGTCGTACCATATTCATATATAAATATGACATTATATAATAATGTATTATTAAATAATATTATAGAAAATATATTTACAGAAAGTAATATACATAATAAAAAAGATGTAGATGTTATATATAAAAATTATATTAAACGGTTTAATTATATTACATACTATGCAAGATATATGAATTTTAATATTGAATCAATTAATGATTCTTGGCAAGACGTTTATAAACACGACAGAAATATGTACGAAGTTGAATTTATACCATCAATCCACAGAATATCATTATCATATTATAATAGTAATATATTTTTAAATTTTATAAAAGATATATATATAATAAATTCTATAGATGAACCAAAATTTGATATTATTAAAATAATAAATGAACATACTTATACAAATAATTTATTAGCCGTGCAAATTAAAGATACGGATTTAAATCTATTAAGAAAAAATGCTGGTGGTACATATATTGATCATAATATATTAGATCGTATACGTAATTTAGACTATATATTACGATCTAACTCAGATATAAAACTGGATATACATATAGATTTAAATAATCATTGCAAATATAAAAATTTACCAAAAAAAGATAGCTTGAATTTTTCACTAATAGCAACTATGTATTTTGATGATTATATTAAAAATATAAAACATATTATAGAAAGAATTGATTTTTTATTTAATGAGTTAATTGGGGAAATTAACATTCTTTCATTAAAGAAAGTTCACCCATTGAGTTGGATGGATTCGTAGTATCACATTTTAATATCATAGAGTATTACTAATATTTTTAACAACTTTTTCTAATTTCATATCTTGGGACAATTCCTTAAGAAACTGTAAATATATTTTATCTTTAATCATTTTATTTAATTTCATACCAACTTCACGTTTTGGTTGATTTTGTTTTAATAGATTTCTTTTATCATATGTATTTGAATCATGAGATATACATAATATAACTTTTGTTTCATCTAGATTAGCCATTTTTTCAGTCCAATTATTAGTAAAATCGGGTTCTTCTTGGGCATTTTTTGCATTATCGTATTTATGGGATTCATAATATTTACGTCTATATGCAAATGTTCCATTTGTTCCATGATTACGTCCATACGGTCAAAACTTATATGTTTTATCAATATCAGTAAAATAAATATCAATACATTGAGAAATATTAGGTTAAATTTAGGTTAATTTTTGGTTGATTTTAGATTAAAAAAATATTTTTATTTTTTATTTATTCTATCTCTATTTCTATTACCATCTCTATTTCTATTTCTATTTCTATTTTCATTGTGTTTTATATTTTTATAACGTGGTCGAAATCCTCCAGAATTATAATAAAATGGATAATCATATGTATAATTATATGGGGAATAAAAATATGGATAATAAAATGGATAATAATTAAAATAATAGTATGGATATGAATCATAATATATATTTGTATATGGATCATAATAAAAATTTTCTTTTTTGTTATATAAATAAAATAAAGCTAGTATAATTATTACAATAATTATAATTGTTTGACGACTCATTATATTATATGTTGGTATTTTTATTTAATTTAAATCTTTTTTAATATATATATAAATATATGATTTTTTCAATTAATAATTCATTCGATAATGAAAGAAGTTATTCATCTTTAACCAAAACTTTACCATATTATGGATTATATGAATCATGTGCAAATAAAGAAACAATATATATTTATTGTACAACTGAACGCAATGATACATTAACTATACAATATTCTAATTCAAAAGAAAATACAGAAAGTAATTATACTGTTATTGAAACATATAATATTAATAATGAAGAAAAAAAAATAACATTGACTCCAAGATTAAATTATTTTAGAATTCTATTAGAATCTGTAGATGGTACGTATATTAGTTCATATAAACGTATAATTAATGTTTATCTTTGTGAATCTCAAATATTATTAACTGATACTGATGGTAATTTATTAACTAGTGGTAGTGGTGGTGTATCGGCTAATGTAAATGTGGTTAATACACCTACAGTATCTATTTCTGGTACACCTACGGTAAATGCAAATATTTCTGGTACACCTACAGTATCTATTTCTGGTACACCTACAGTATCTATTTCTGGTACACCTACAGTATCTATTTCTGGTTCGCAAACAATTACATTTCCTGCTACAAATTATGATTCTTTTGGTAGATTTCGTGTATCTCAACCATTTACATTGTTTCAATCTGCAAATGTTAATTATAAAAATACTCAATTTTCAGAATATACTACTGGTGGTAATACAATAACATATAATCAAAATGCAAGTATTATAAATTTAATATGTAATGCTTCAGGTACAGTTATTAGAGAAGGAAAAACATTGTGTCCATATCAACCAGGTAAATCATTATTAATTTTAAATACTTTTGTATTTAATTCTTCAGTAACAGGATTAACCCAACGTGTTGGATATTACAATGATCGTAATGGTATATTTCTTGAATTAAATGGTACAACATTAAATATAGTAAAACGAAGTTATAGTTCAGGTTCACTTGTTGAAACACCTGTATCGCAAGCAAATTGGAATACTAATAAATTATTATCAGGTACTCCAACATTAGATATAACTAAACCACAAATTTTTTGGATAGATATTGAATGGTTAGGTGTTGGTAATGTTAGAACTGGATTTATAATTGATGGGCAATATTATATTTGTCATATATTTAGACATGCGAATGACCCATCTGGAAGTTCTACAACTGGTACATATATGACTTCGGCAATATTATCACCAAGATATGAAATTACATACGCGGGTGCTGGTTCTGGATTAGGTTATACATTAAAACAAATTTGTTCAACAGTAATATCGGAAGGTGGATTTGAAGGTAAAAGTATTATTCGGCACATTGGCAACGAGAGATCAATTTCAAATATTAATGTTTCTGGTACATTTATACCAATTATTGCATTAAAATTAGACGAAACAGGTGGAAGTATTGATATAAATGGGATAATTATCCCATCTCAATTAAGTGTATTATATGATACAGGAAATAATAATGGTAATCTGTTATATGAAATACTATTGAATCCAACAATTGGTGGTGGAGCGGTAACATATATAAAATATTCAACTAAATATCCTGCTGATACAAATAGTTGTGCAAGCTATTGGCTTAATGTAAGTGGTACAACATATAATGTTAGCGGCGGTAGTATAATAAATACTGGTTTATTAACAAATGGTGGTAATATTGCATTAAATAGTCCAACTGATTTTAATATACAAATTGGTAGAACATATACTGGTAATAATACATATACATCGGATGTTATAGTAGTTGTTGTAAAATTTTTATCAACTGGTTCTACCCCGGAACTATATGCGCAATTAGGGTGGTATGAAATATAAAATTTTCTACTAAGAGAAAGTTTGCTTAGAAAAATTGTTTCGCTCATTAAGGTGCTTAATACTTTTTCTTCTAAGAAAAATTGAAATATATTAAGTATTAAGTAATAATATCATATTAGAATAAACAAAAATGTCAATTACTATACAGATTATTTATGAAAATCTTACAACGCATAAAAAAATAAAAATATATGAAAAAATAAATACTATAACAGAATTAATAGATTATATAACTAAATATAGTTATTTTTTTGATTTAGATAATTTTAATGATTTTAATATATTTTACAATAATAATGAAATATCTGAATTACCTCAATATAATGATGATATTAGTATTATTATTAGAATAAATAAAAATTACAAACATTGTTCGTGTATAAATAAAGCACATCTATAAATCATAAAATTCAAGATTATAAACTTCAAATAATTTTTTTATTTCTTCAATTATTTTTTCTACATTTTCATCAGATTTAAATTTATTTGGTACTAAACATTTATATGAATATTTTGTTTTCTCTTTTTTTACACCTTCATCAATAAAATATTGTTTCCGTGTCTCTTCTTCAGGATCAGTTCCATAATAATTGTAAGAATATTTATCAAATATATCTAAAATTTCGTGAACATTTTTTTGTAAAATTTTTGGTATTTTTAAATTAAAACCGTCATTTTCTACTCCTTTATTTATATAATATTTTTTTAATTTATCTTTTTTAATTTGTTGGTCTTCACGAATAATATAACCTATATTCATACAAATTTCATCAGATTCTGAGAGATATGGTTGAAAAAATCCAGAATAAAATTCTACAGAATATTCGGTGTCATAATCTACTAATTCCGCAGGAGTTGTAATATATGATGAAAACATATGATTCCAATCCTCTCCCATATAGAATTGCTTCATGTTATCCTGCCATTTATAATAGTCATTACTATCTGGTACTGATTTAGTAAGATCCATACATGCTATTTCACCATTTAATCCACCAATAATTTTGTTAGAACTATTATATGGTACAAAAAGACGAATCCATCCACCAAGAATTTGGTCACCACCCGACCCTTGTGGAATATAACTAATAACTCGCTTCCACATTTCCTTAATATATGTGATATCATTATTATTAGTATTTGTATTTGTATTTGTAAAATAACTCATAATTTTTGTCCAGATATTTTGTGATTCATTATTAGAATTTATTTTACGCATCATCATAAATAGTTCCATAACTTTATCAAAATGACGAAACCAATCTTTTAATTCAGTTTCTGCAAAAATCTTTTTGAAGAATAGATATGATTCATTCAATTGAATCCAATCTTCATCTGTTCCTTCTAATATTACAGCTGGAATACCACAACACAATATCATTGAATATGAGAAATATTCTTTTAAAGTGTTCATAAGGGTTATATTATTTACAGTAGAGATAATTTGATTTGTTGTTGTAAATCTTATTGTATAATGTGATGCAAAATCTTTATCTTTAATGTTTTCCTCAAGAAGTTCTGCGAATTTTCCACAAAAATAATCTGCAGAAAAAACAGTAGATTTAACAATAAGGTTTTTTTTCCCTTCGTGATCTACGAAATAATTACGAAATTTTTCAGGATTATTATTTACACAAATTGATATAATTGTTAGAATTTGTAGTTTGATATCATCTGGACGAATTTTTAGAACCTTGTGAAAATTATAAGAATCAAGAAATGCATTTATAAAATTATTCTGAGTACGGTAATCGCGATCTTGACGTTCTAGTAAACGTTCAGAATGTTCATATTGCGAGAAATAATTATCCAGAGTTTTCAAATCAAGTTCTGATTTTATTTCTAATTTAGTAAAATTTTTAATTTCTTTTTGTTCAAGAGTTTCATCTAAGATTATTTTAACAGACATTTTTATAATATATTAACATAAAAGATAAACAAACATAATCAGAATCTTAAAAAATCAATTTTTTATCTTTTAACCGCCTGAAAAAATTATCAAAAGTAACGCAAAATATTTAAAAATATTTTGCCTTAGGCAAAGTTTAAAATTAAATTTTAAACTTTGCGTTACATGAATCTTAACTGGCATTGGTGTTATAACACCGATAGGCAGTTAAGGGATAATAGAGATTATAAAAAAGTAGTTAAGACTAAAAAATATAGTTTTTATTTTGTTGATAGAGATAAATAAATATTCCAAATATTAAAGAACATGTAATATATTTTATTTCATCTTCAATAGATTTAACAATAATATCATTAAAATTATCTGAAATTAATAAAAGTTTATCGTTTAAATATAAACACATTGAATTTTTATTTTGTGAAATTTTATATCTAATATTTTTATCAAATTTATTTAATTCTATAAAATTTATAAAATGTTGTGTATCTTTTTTTTCACCTAATAGTTTTACAATATTTTCAAAAATATTATCATTATTATAATATAAAAATTTTTTTGGATTAACATATTTTATATTATTGAATACTTCATATATGTCATTATTTTTAATAAATGATATGGAATTTAAATGTTCTAAATATGGAATATATATAAAATTTATAGCTTTGTATTTATGATAATTTTTTCTATTATTTAGATTATTTTTTTTATAAACATCGATATGATATATATTGTCATTCTTTATATAATAATTATTATAATTCCGATATTTTTTCAGATTATAATGTTTTTGAATTAATTCAAATAAAACTAATCCTGAAAAACTAATAAAAATCTTATCTAAATTACGTAAAATAAATTGATACATATAAAGATAAATTATATTTATTTTAAAATATATGGACGAATATGTAAATAATAATATAAAAAAATATCATAAATATAAAAACTATATATGTGAAATAACAATATTACCATTGATTAATAAGATTGATAATAATAATATTGATAATGATAATAATAATGATAATAATAATGATAATAATAATGATAATAATAATGATAATAATAATGATAATAATATAAATGGATTATACTATGCAAATAGATGTAGGATAAATAAAATTATAAATATTATAGACAATAAAGAGATTGAAAATATAGATGATATTTATTATAAAAATGCAATCATAGAAAAAACTAGGTATATCAATTTATATGATACTAATTTAATAATGCCCGATATAATTTATTATTTATCTTATGATAGATGTTTTTATCATAATTTTTTTGAGGAAAAACAATATTTATTATGGAAAGATGGTTTCTGTGGTACATATAAAATATTTTCTGAGAATGGTGATTATTTATATACATATTTAATAATAAATAATGATATTATCAAAATAAATTAAATATTTATTGTTTCAATTCTTTTAGATTTTTTATTTTTAGGTTAATTTACATTTTGGTTTATAATCTTCATTCATTGAATAACCACCATAACAATCATTATCCTTTATCCGACGGCTAAAAATATAAAAAATTAAAGGATACAATATGTAAATATAGTCAGACATAATTTAATTATAATTTAGTTAACTATAATTTAGTTAACTAAATAAAAAAAAATCAATTTTTTCCCCAACATTTTCTTCATTATATAATCTAGATTCATAAATTTCAATAAATATATATACATATATATTCCAAATTGCTGTGTGAATTCTTCTCCTCCCCTTTTCATGATGCTTAAAAATTAGAACATTAAATTTTTTAAAATTGCTGTGAGCATCATCATCAAGATACTTAAAACTAATAATAAATGATATTTATTATTTTTGATTGCTGTGAGTATCTTCACGATTTAATAATATTGTTAAATAGTTAAGTCATTTTTTCAAGTTAAATTATTTAAGGAATCTTTATTATTATGAAAATAATGAACATCTTATCAAATATGGTTTCTACTATTGGCTCTACTTTTGATTTTGCTTTTGATAATACAATTAATCAAACAAAAAATATAAACAATTTGATAATTGGAGAGAATAATTCTCTTTGTCAAGCAACTGTTGCCAATTCTTCACTCGATTTTGATGGAATTTTATGTGAATATTTTCTATTGATGAGATGTGCTACATATCAAAATATATCCGAAATTATAAATAAACTAATTAATATATTAGAATCTAATTTATTAAGTGAAGAGAAAAGAAAAGAAATTCTTATAAAAATAATGAAAATTAGTTTATTCATTCGTAATCCACGAAAAGGCAAAGGAGAAAAAAAAGTATTTTATTATATTATTGAACATCTATATTCATCTGGCGAAGTATATAAAAAAATGTGTTTAAAAATGCTCAATTTAATTGGTGAATTTGGTTATTATAAAGATCTCAATAATATTTATGTACAGACTAAATTTGATGATATTAAATCACTTATCTTGGAAAAATATACAGAACAAATAATAAAAGATAATAAAATTAATTGTGAAGCAGATTATAAAAATATATCATTGGCTGCAAAATGGGCTCCTCGCGAGGGTTCTAAATTTTCTGATATGGCAAAAGCACTAGCTAAACATTTAATAATAATAATAAATCCAAAAAATACAGATACACGTGGACAATTAAAACAATATAGACAAATTCTATCTGGATTAAATAAAAAGATTAATACTGTTCAGACATTTATGTGTCAAAAACATTGGGGTGATATTGAATTTAAGAATGTTCCTTCTGTATCCATGACAAATCTTACAAAAGCATTTCAAGATGAAAAAGTATCACCATTTCCTAAATCTCAACGTATTGTAAAAGTAAAAAGACCTCAAAGAAGACGCGGCGTAAATACAAATACAAATGTAAATGATAATCGCCGTCATCATGTGGGTGATGCTGATTACGAGGATAGAGAAAAATGCAAACAAAATCTTATTACACATATTTCATCTGGTAACAAAGTTAATGCTACAGTATCTAATTTATCACAAATTATTCAACAATATCTTAGATATTCGGCTATGGATATAGTTTGGGAAGCACAATGGGAATCTAGAGTAAAAGAAATTCAAAATATGATTTCCCAATTAGAATCAAAACCATCAATATTTCCAATGGTTGATCTTTCCAGTTCAATGTCAGGAGACCCAATGATTAATGCAATTACACTTGGCATGTTTACATCGATGATAATGGATAATCCACTTGATCAAGAAGAATTTTGTTTTGCTAATCGCTTTATGAGTTTTTCATCAGAGCCATCCCTTGTAAAATTACCTAGATTTTCAACTTTTGACAATACTAAACCAGCAACACTAAAAGAAAAAGTAGAAATAATGAAAGAATGGACTAATGGTGGAAGATGGGGTGGTTCTACAAATATTCATAAAGCACTTGATCTGCTTTTATCAATTGCAACAGATAATAAAGTTTCGCAAGATAATATGCCTAAAATATTAGCAATATTTTCTGATATGCAATTTGACGAAGGTGATAATTCATGGAATAAAACATCTTATGAAAATATTTGTGATAAATTTAAAAATGCAGGATATGAAGTCCCTCATATTATATTTTGGAATCTAAGATCTAATACAGTTGGATTTCAAGTAAAAGCCTATACTCCAAATTCATCTATGCTTAGCGGTTATTCAACTAGAATGTTAGATTTATTCTTGAGTGGTGATACAAATAAACTTGAAGAATTAAAAACCAAATCAAATAAAGTACCTGAAAATGAAGAATATTCTTATAAACAAACAACAACACTTGATTTATTAAATAAAGCATTAAAACATGAGATGTTCGAGAAATATCTAGAAGAATTTAACAATTTATTCTAAGATAAATACATTTGTAGTGAATCCACTATATGCATCATCGTCATTATAATAACCATGAGGATTGCAAATACATCTAGTAATTCCATCGAACATAATATCTGATGATTTATGTGTATGACCATAAATCCATAATCTTGCATTATATACAATATCATCTAAATTAGATGCATAACCTGAATTATATTTTTGGAAATCTTGTTTTTTATAATCTGGATGAATTAATTCATAAGATGGCAAATGATGTGTCATAACAATAGTATTTGAATCAACATTTGTTTCTAACCATAATTTATCATCTTTATGCATTTTTATTATATCAATTCTTTCTAAATTTTGTCCATTAATTTTTATATTATTTTGATCATTCATACGATAATATGCTTCAGATTCTACATCACTCCATAAAGTACATCCAATAACTTTATAGTCTTCTAGATTTGAGATTACTCCTTTTTCGAGAAATATAAAATTCGGTTTTTCTTTTTCTATCTCTTTAATACTTTTTTTAACTAATTCATAATCATGTTTATAAGCTTCATGATTACCCATTATATAAAATACTTTTTTATAATTATCAGTACACCATGAGATAAATTGATAAAATAATCCACGATTATAATGAGGATAATTTGGGTATCCAATATCACCCGCGAGAAAAAGATAATCAACATCCGATTTTTTAAAATAGGTTAAAAATTTTGGTAGTTTGGTCATAAATTCTAAATGTAAATCACTAATAATCTGTAATTTAATAGGCATATTATAAGATATTAAATTATTTATTACAATTGATTAAATTATAATATATATAAATCAATTTTTTTTATAAATTAAATAATATATGAAACCAGTGTGGGCTTTAGTAACATTCGTAATTATAATTGTTTTATTTGGAATCGGTGCAAAAAAATTATTATATAAAGATGAAAAAAATAATGTATTATTTGGATGGGCAGTCTTTAGTTTATTTTTAGGCATATATCTACTATCAATATTTATGAGTGACAGATTGAATGTGGCAAATTTAGATGGGAAATATGGAAAAGATAAAAAATCTTCTAAATATTGGGATTCTGATTATGATTTTTTTAGTACTGATTTATATATAGATTCATTTAAAGATAAAAATTATCATACTGATGCAAGATATTCTCAACCAGCCGGTACAATATATATTGTACCATTACTTTTAGGTATCACATCTATTTTATTATTACCAATGATGAAATTTAATACAAAACTAATTGCTCCAATTATTGCTATACAAACATTCTTATTATCATATACTCTCGTAAGCTCTCCTAATAATATTATAACTACATCGGGCTATTATTCACCAGTAAATTATACTATATTACATTTACTATTAACATCATTCCCATTTTTATTATCATTTAATCTTATATAATTAAAAGATAATTTATTTTATTTTATATTTACTCGCTTTTTGCTTTTTGATTTTTTGTATAAAATAAATATCCAAATACTCCAATTAATCCAAAAATTAATCCAACAATTAATAATGTTTCCCCTTGATCTATTTCTTCTTTTTCGCTTGTATCACTTTGTTTAAACCAACCGATCGCTAATAAAATTAATGCTAATATTGAACATATTATTAAAAACCACTGTATTTTTCCTAATTTTTTAAGACTTTCAAACATCTTATATATATTATACTATACTATAAAATAATTTATTTTATATTATGATAAATAATATTTAAATTCATATGATTTGCTATGCTTTTTAATGATGATAAAATATAAAATAGACTAAGACAAATACCCAAAATATTACTAAAACGAGAGAATATAAATATCCATAAAACTATTTTATTAATTTCTTTATTTGCCATTTTACTAATTATGAAATCACAAGTTAGTACACACATATTAAGACATATATTAAATAGATAATACATATCATAATAATAAATCATATTATATAAACTCATCATAGTTATAAAATAGATTGATAGAAATACAAGATTATTTATTATATCTAAATAATTTTGTATATTTTTAAGCATATAATACATATTTCCTATTAATAATACCAATAGTAAATAAGGTGATACAATATTAATATATTCAAAATAAGTAGTATCAATAATATTAATAACTTTTAAAAATATTATAACACAATATATAGTTAATATTTCTATAGGTCCGGTATATTTTCCAAATTCGACTCCTTTATAAAAATATGCTTTAATATGAAAGAATTGAAATCCAAGCATCCCAGATAATGTTGTATATACTAAAGTCTGAATATTTACGATATTAAATATTTTTGCAAATGATAATATTATAAATATTAATCCAATTGTATCACAAATATGATCTACTAATTCACCGAGTGGCGATGATGTTTTTGTATTACGTGCATGTATTCCATCAATTGCATCTAGATGACAATATATTTGTGTTGATATTATAACATATAATGCTGTTATTAATGGATAATAATCATGCAAAAAATATGTGATCAAAAAATTTGATAGAATTAAAAAGAATCCAGTAAAACTTATTAAATTTGGCGATATTTTAGGTGAAATATAATTTTCACATTTATACCAAAAATTTTTATAAAATTTTGTTGTGATTGAATTATCAGTGACTTTATATTGCCACTTACTTATATTATTTAATTCAGTTTCTGATAATGACATTGATAATATAGTTTTGTATAAATGATATTAATTATTTATATGTATTTATGATTATTTTTCAATTTTTTCTTCTTAAATGAAATCAATAAAAATTGTTTCATCCTTAAGGATTCAATAATTTTTCTTCTAAGAGGAAGTTTGCCTAAGCAAACTCCCTCTTTCAAAAAAAATTGAAAAAAATATATTATAGTAAAGTTTATATTTTACTTAATAATATATAAATCACATGGATAATAACATGGATAATAACATGGATTATAACATTGATAATAACATGGATTATAACATTGATAATAACATGAATAATAACATGAATAATAACATGGATAATAACATGGATAATAACATGGATAATAACATGGATTATAACATGGATTATAACATTGATAATACTATAGATGACGAAATTTTACGTATGGTAGTTGAAGAATCGCTTAATCCAGTAATACATAATGATGATAATAATGATAATAATGATAATAATGATGAAGATTATATGAAAGCTATACAAGCATCATTAAATGAATCAAAAATTGAAGAACATTATGAAAATAGAATAAAATATAATGATAATTTTATGAAAAATACATTAAGTAAATTAGAAAACTTTAAAAATCTGTTAAATAATATTGATCATAAACAAACAGAAATTAATATAAACACAGAAAATATACAAGTTAAAAAAGAACACTTAACGCTTGAAGAATTACGTGCTGCAAGATTAAAAAAATTTACTAATAAAAATTAATTATTATTTATTTATTATTTTTTTTAGATTTACTTGATTGATTAGGTTGTTTAGATTGTTTAGGTTGTTTATGTTGTTTAGGTTGTTTAGGTTGTTTAGGTTGTTTTGGTTGTTTAGGTTGTTTTGGTTGTTTAGGTTGTTTTGGTTGTTTAGGTTGTTTTGGTTGTTTATATTTTTTTTGTTTTGATATATCTTTTTTATCTACTTTGTCTTCTCCTTCATTTTTAATTTTATCTACTTCTTTATCTCCTTCATTGTCTTCTTCTTTGTTTTCTACTTTATCTACTTCTTTATCTTCTACTTTATTTTCTACTTTATCTCCTTCATTTTTAATTTTATCTTCTACTTTATCTCCTTCATTTTTAATTTTATCTTCTACTTTATCTTCTACTTTATCTTCTACTTTATCTCCTTCATTTTTAATTTTATCTTCTACTTTATCTTCTACTTTATCTTCTACTTTATCTCCTTCATTTTTAATTTTATCTTCTACTTTATCTTCTTCTACTTTATCTTCTTCTGCTGTTACTTTTATGTTTTGATCTTCTTGATTAATTTTATATTTATTAATATAATCTAAAACACTAGAATAAGTTTGTAATTGCGTAATATCTAATTGTTCCAACATTTTATTTAATAATTTTGATTCAGGATTAGCTGTTTTAATATTTTCTACATAATATTGTAATTTATTAATAGAATTTAATGATTTTATTTTATTACCTAATAATTTAATTGTTCTCACCTCATTTTGTCTATAATCTTTTGTATATACATAAAAGATATAACCTATAATGATACCAATAACTAATAATAAAAATATATATTTATATTTTGGTTTTTTTATAAAAATATCTTTTTCACGAATATCAATCCATAATACACTTAATACAAGAATAATTTTAAATAGATTTGTTTTTAATAAATTATATTGTAAATTTTTATTCTCTTTATCTAATGTATAATAATCCATATCAACTATTTTAATATTACCACCACTATAATCAAATTTTTTATTAAAAAGAAAACATAATAATAATAATTTATCTTTTGTACATTCTATATTATTTTTTTTAAAAAAATTTAATATACATAAATAATGTGAAGATAATTCACCATTCAATATTGATATTTTTTCTTGATTAATATCATAAATATTACTTAATATTGTATTTAGTGATGGTTTTTTTACTATAAAATTATTTAAAATTTCTAAGTACATCTTATATAAAAATTATAAATATAAAAAAAATATTAAATAAACTTAATTTGTTAACTAAATGATAATTTGTAATTTATTATAAAAATAATCTATAACCAAATCTGTATTAAAATTTATCTTATATATATAAATTAAATCCATAATATCTATATATAAATGTGGTTCTAATCCACCTATATATTTTTTACCCAATATTAGTTGTTGGAATTGATATGGATATAAAAATTCACATATATTAAATAATCTATATTTATCATTAATATCTGTAAATTGTATTTTTAATAAATTATATAAATTGGATTTTTCAAATTTTTTTATATCTTTTTGTATATTTAGTTTAATATTATTATCATCTATATAATCCCAATATTTTGTAGAATTAACAAGACTTGAAACTAATGGCGAGATTAATTCTCGTTTAAATAAATCCTTATACCATATTTTTTCACGCTTACTTAATTTGTATTTTGGATTCATTACACTTCCTAGATCAATAGCTTTGAATATATAACCAAATGTAGGTATTTTTAATTTGCCAAATTTTATAAACTTTTTATCAGTTTTAATATATCCAATATTTGCAGAATGAAAATCACCGTGAATATATTTATTCTTTTCAAAAATTTTTACAATGATTGCTACTTGAACAATAAATGAATAAATCTGTTGTGACGATAATTTTGATATAATATCTTTTACATTTCCATCTATTAATTCATATATTCTTCTTATGCATGTTTTTGATTTACTTAATTTAATAAATTTATCTCGATGATATTTTTCGAAATTTTTTAAATTTACCGAAAATTTTTGTTCATGATCACAAGAATCTATAAAATCATAATGATACATCTGCATTATTTGGTCTTTGTATTTTTTCGCAAATTTTGTCATAAAATCTATCTCACGCCATACATTACTTTTAATATTTTTATCTTTATCTTCTTCTAATATTTGTTCTATTTTCATTGCAAAATATTTATCTTTATATTTGATTTTATATACCGTACCAAACATACCTCGACCTAATTCTTCGATTATTTTATATTCCATTATATAATAATATATTAATAATATTATTAAAAAATTGAATAAAAATCAACTAAAATATAAAATAATAATAAAGTTAAACAAAAATGTCTAAAGTACAATATGATATTCGTTATGCAAAAATAAATAAATATATATTAACATTAAATAATGGAGAATTGATTGAAATTGAGGATTTTACAAATAATAGATTTGTAGAGGATTTACTAATGTTCAAAAAAGGACAAAAATATAATAATCTTAAAACATTCAAATTTAGAGATGAATGTTTTTATTATAATTTTTTTGAAGATTATCAAATGTTATTCTTTGAAAACGGATATAATGGATTATATAAAGAATATAATCAAAATTCCAGAGTTGTTCGCGAATTTTATCATATAAATGGATCGATAAATGGAATAGAAAAAATATATAATTATGACAGACATATTAAAATAGAAAAAAATTATATTGATAATGTTGTAATTGATAAAAAAACATTTATTAAAACTAATAAATTAGTAGAATATTCAAAATATATTATAGATAATAAATGTAAAAAAGAATATGTAGAAAAATATTTTGAAAGTGGTGTTTTATCAAATAAATATATAATTATAAATGATAAAATAGATGGCGAATATATAAAATATTATGAAAACGGAAAAATATTTAAACATGAATTTTATATAAATGGTAAAAAAAATAACATACATAAATCATTTTATCAAAATTGTATATTAAATACCGAAATATCATATGAAAATAATCTTTTTGAAGGTATACATAATACATATAATAAATATGGTAAACTTTTATTAAAGCAAAATTATGTAAAAAATAAATTAAATGGAGAAAAAATAGAATATTTTGATGATAATAATCCGAATACAGATAATAAAAAAATAAAAATAATTTGTAATTATATTGATGGATGTTTAGATGGAGAATATAAAGAATATTATGAAAACCAAAATTTAAAATTACTATGTAATTTTAAATATGATAAATCTACTGAGTTAAAATATATGGGTAAAAATTATGTTAATATTACTAAATGTGATAAAAATAAACATGGAGAAATTATAGAATTTTATGAAAATGGCCTTGTTCATAAAAGGGGTTATTATGTAAATAATAAATTAAATGGAGATTATACAATTTATGATACAAATGGAGAAATAATAAAAGTAATTAAATATAAAAATAATGAATATATGCCATAATTTTAATTTTAGTGATGTTTAATATACTATTATATTACTTTTTTATTAATGATATTCTAGATTAATAACTTTTTAATTTTTTTATATTTTTATACAAAAATAGGTTTCATAAAATTTAGTATATCTTATTATTAATTAAATAACCATTAATTCACGAAATATATTAAAATCAATTATGTGTGCTTCTCCACGATTTAATATATTTATTAGTGTTCTTTAATTATTATATTTTCAGGTTTTGTATTAGATAATAACTTTTTAATTTTTTCTAAAATATTGTCATTGATATTATTATTAAATTTATATACATCAGTTTTTGTATTATGTATACCTATTTCTTCTCTTTGTTTTTTTTTATCAATTGGATCTAACTTAAATTGTCTTTTCAAATAGTCTTTTTCACTTATATAAATATGTAGAGATCTTTCATTAATAATTAAAAATATTGGTTTTTTTAAATTGTCTTCACTAACTAATCCTTTGGTTTTATTATTAAATAATCTAAACTTATGGATCCATTAATTGTTTTATACATCCCCGTAAAGAAATCCTTTGGCGTACCATTTTCTAAGATATCGAGACTACCACAAAAATCGGCTGCTGCTTCACCTAGAGTATAAACCTTAGATTGAACTAAAGGTGTTATGATTTTTTCGAATTCGGTTTTTGTGTATTCTTCTTTAAAAGAGTTTAAATCTGTATGTTTATAAATATTACTATCTATAAGAATTTTTTTAATGATCGGATTGGTTGCTTCAACTACATGTAAAATGTTCTTTTTATCTTTAAAAACATATGTAACATCCCTTATTAAATGTAATCCGGTTCGTATAAAAGGAATTGTACCTTTTATTTTTTTTTTACCTTTATTATCCATTACAGTCCATTCTTTATCTTCATTAAAATTTTGTAAACTGTTAATTAATTCTGCATTATCTTCTTTTGATGCAATATATAATTTGTATTCAGCTAGTTTTTTAGCTAGTTCTTTTATTCCCCCCCCCTATTTTTGATTGTAAATTTATATATTTATTTTTATATTTAAGATATTTTTGATAATACATTTTCTCTGTTTCTATTTTGTTCATAATATTATATACAAATAAAATTTTATTTTTTATATATTTTTATACAAAAAATAGATCTCAGAAAACTTGGCATACCTTCGGTTATAAAAATAAAATTTCTATGTATATTTTTATAATTTTATTATTTATATATTTTAATTGTCTTTATATTTAGACTTATTTATATTTTTTATGAGTATTCTAATAATTTTATTATCTAAAGATAATAAAATATATTCATTTTTAATAATAATAGATTTTATAGATTTATTTTTCATGATCTTATATATGTATCTAAAATAAAAATAGAAAAAAGAAATAAAGAAACTATTAAACAACACTTAAGTTAACTAAATTATAACTAAGTTAACTAAATTATAATTCTACAAGATTGAATACATCTAATTTTTCTTTATCATCTACATATAAAATAAGATTACCACAATCGTCAAGTTTTAAATATGCATTAGATTTTTCATTGCCTATTTGACCTACATCAAAAATTTTACCATCTTTATTTAAAATAGTAAGTTTAATATTGTATCCAGTATCATTTATTTGATTTTTTGTAATAAATATTAAACCATTTTTTATTATTTTTTTATCAGTATCAGTATATAAATATTTTTCTTTCTTATAAAATTGATAACTTACATTTGATTCTAATGATCGCAATGTCTTACCAGATATATTATTAAATAGATATATAGTACCATTAACAAATTTAACTTTATATTTTTTATTTTGTGAAATAAGTTCATTTTCGTCACTCATATATTCACCAACATTTATTTTATCAGACTCTTTATTTATATGAATACCAAAATTACCGCTAAAATCAACAGTATTTGATTTTATTATATTATTTTGGCTTAATTCTGCTTGTATTATTTCATTTTTTATTGACTTTTTAGAATATCTATATAATACAATAATCCCAACAATAAATATAATGATAACTATATATGAAAATATATTATCTTTATTTTTTTTTAGTGCATCTAATAAATCCATATAAATAAAAATTAGAAAAAAAATATTTTAGTTAATAATTTTATGCTGAAATTAATTCTGCACCTGGTTGACCTATTGATTGACATGAAGTAGTTTTTATTGCGGCTCTAGCAGAAGCTCTTGTAATATAATACAGAATAATCCATGGAATTAAACATCCACAAAATAATACTAAACAAAAATACGATATTAATCCTCCAACAGTTGTTTCATTTTTATTATCACTATTATTATCATCTATATTTTCTTGTGCATTACTTAATTTCCACAATATTAATATTGCAAAAATTATACAAATTATAAAAATATATTTCTTATATTTTTTAAAAAATTCGTTTATACATTCAGATAGCATTATATATATATATATATTAAATAGGAATAAAAAAATAATTTATATATTTCCAAGTAGTTCAAAATCAATATTTTGAAATTCCCATTCTTCAAAATTTTTACACACAAAAAGTTCAATGTATTCTTCATCACATTTCAGATTTGGCAGAGCAAATTTAACATATATATTACGCCAAAAACTTGTATTATTTTCTTTATAATGGTCGAGTTCGCGTTTTACAAATGTACCGCGTCGTAGAAAAATATTATAATCATTAATATAAATATGTTTTTCATTACGTAATTTAGTAATACGTTCATCTACATTTAATTTATCAAGTGATTTCTTTGGAAAATGCATATAACATATTTCAGATACAAAGTTTCTAAAGCAATCTTGTTTTGATCTCCATAGAAAATAATTACATATCTCATAATTTGAAGGAATGCATATTACTCTTCCATCAAAAGTAATACGATCAAGAATTAGTTCAAATTTTGTTTTGTTTATATCAGACAGATGTTTAATAAGACGTGTACTTGCATAACTAGAAATAATACTAATTAATTTTTGAACCCTTCCTCCAAAAATATGTTCTCTCATATCTACTTCGTCATCATTTAATAAATTTAATGGTTTAAAATATAATGATATTTCATCAGAATGTGTATAGCCTGTAGAGCCATTAAAATCTTTTAGTAAATCACTAGTAGTAAGTTGCATTGCTTTTACGAAATCAGATATAAATGGTGTTTTTAGTTCTTCAATTTCTTGTTTTTTAAGTTGATTGAGAAGTTTAGAAAAACATCTACCATCAACACGTACAATAAAACCAGTTTTAGAATCAATATCAGATACATTATATTCGGTATAATTTTCATATGTTTTCATTCTTTCTCCAAGATCAGATGGTTTATTTTCTTCTGAAAGATTATTCATATAATCTTCTAATTCTCGATATACTGATTTTTTAGAATAATTAAATGTATTAGTATTCGCGGTATTAGTTTGTTCATTGTTAAATTTATTGTTAAATTTATTATTAAATTTATTATTAAATGTTAGAGAACAATATGTAGCTAATCCACAAAATCCACCAACGATTGATGATAGAAATACATCATATAATGTATGATCAAGTTCACCAGTCATACCATTATCGAGTGTTACTGTATAGGCCATATTTATATATATAATTATAATTATATATAGTTAACTAAATTAAAATATATTAAAATCAATTTTTTATAATATAGACTTTATTATAAAAAAGTAGTTAAGGCTAAAAATGTAGTTTTTACTAAAACTTTATTTTTCGCGAAATCAATTTTTTATAATATAAAAAAGTAGTTAAGGCGAAATCAATTTTTTTAATTTAATATGTTATATGTTATATGTTAAATAATTAAAATTTTTTACAGGAATTTCTCTACCTCCCCAACCTATATTACAAGCATTATATCCATCCCATGTTTTTCCAGAATGGACTCCATTATTATAATTTGCATTACATACATATAATGTTTTATTTCCTTCTTTTCCTCCATCAACTTTTCTTATATTTTTATTAATTTGAGTATTTGAAATCCATTTAACTGGATTTTGCATTTGTTGTGATTGTTGTTGTATTAAATTATCTTGTGTATTTATTTTTTGTAATTGATCTTTATACATAACATTACATGTATTTAATTCAACATCTTTGTTCTTAATATTTTCTATAAATTCAGCACACATTTGATTTTTATCAGACATTATTGGTTGTGGAGATTTGACATCTTGTGGAGTTTGTGAATTTATTTCCACAAGAAATGATGAAAACTCGTCCATAAATCTTTGATTTTTTTTTTCAGAATATTCACTTTCTAATTTTAAAATATTATTATAAGTATTTTTAGAACTATTCCATAATCCCGAACCATTTTTTGCTTTTATAATTAAATTTCCGTTTTGATCTAAAAACATACTTGATGGACCAAATGAGTATGTACCTGTACTCCAAACAGGTACTAGATTTGACGACATATCAATATAATATAATACTAAATTACCATCATTTTGTAATATATATTTATAACCAGAAAAAACTGCGATTGACCAAATATCATAATATGAGCTATATACTAATGATAATTTATTATTATCATATTTTATTGTAGTAATATTACCGTTCTCAAATATACAAAAATATGTATTTGTTGGATCAGTTAATACTTTTCTTATATCTTCGTAACTTGATGATATAATAGTTACAGCATTTTCTTTTAATTTATTCACAATATCTGTTGCTGTTGGCGGTGTCGCTGCTGGTGGTGTCGCTGTTGGCGGTGTCGCTGCTGGTGGTGTCGCTGCTGGTGGTGTCGCTGCTGGTGGTGTCGCTGCTGGTGGTCTGTCTAATTTTTCTTGTTTATTAGTATATAAATATATTACAACTAATATACCAATTAATAATAACATTAATGTTATTTTTTCATTTCTGGACAAATTCATATATAATAAATTAATAGAAAAAAAATTGATAATATAAATTATTATATAATTAATTTTACAATGATATATAATATTATATTAATATGGATCTTACTACATCTGAACTTTTAGATCGAGCTTATGCCGAATTACATAAAAATAAATTACCAAAAAAAATATTTGTTAGACCTGAAGTGGTGAATCATAATAGAAAATCATATATTACAAATTATATTAAACTTTGTGATTCACTCGGACGAGATACCGAACATTTTCGTAAGTTTATTAATAAAGAAATGAGTATAGATACTTCTATTATTAAAGAAAATAATTTAGACGATGGTGAAGGTACTGGACTAAAATTTAATGGTATGTTTAGACAAAATCAAATTATGGATGCAATTACAAATTATATTAAACAATATGTATTATGTGAATCATGTAGATCTGGACATACTGAATTAACTAAAATTGATAGAATAACTTATATATCTTGTAATTCGTGTAAGAGTAATAAATCAATCTAATTTATTTATACTTAAAAAATAATTAAAAATATTTTTTTTATTTTCAAATTCTTCTTAAGAAACATTTCCCTCGACACTGAAAATTATACTTTTTTCATACAAAAACATCGGATACTCTTTACTTTTTAACATTAATTTTCCATTAATCGATCTTCGGATTTTTGATATAATCTGTAAATTTTTACAATAAAAACGCATTAATATTTTATTAATAATATTTCTATCTTTGTTTTCTTTTTAGATGTAAAATATATAAAAAGTCTAAATATTGAAGGTTTTTAGTGATTATTAATATATAAAATAAATAAAAAGTATATATATAACCTAAATATATAATACACGCGCTCGCGCGCACACATGAGACAAATATCGTTGTCTATAAATAAATATCAAAATTAATCAGATCTTTAGAAATCTCAATATTTGTAGAAAAATTATTAAAAATATTTTTTTTATTTTCAAATTCTTCTTAAGAAAAATTCACATCGACACTGAAAATTAGCAATAATTATACTTATTATATAGTATACTATTTACTTTTTAACATTAATTTTCCATTAATCAATCTTCGGATTTTTGATATAATCGGTAAATTTTTACAATAAAAACGCATTAATATTTTCTTAATAATACTTCTATCTTTATTTTCTTTTTAGATGTAAAATATATAAAAAGTCTAAATATTGAAGGTTTTTAGTGATTATTAATATATAAAATAAATAAAAAGTATATATATAACCTAAATATATAATACACGCGCTCGCGCGCGCACACATGAGGCAAATATTATTGTCTATAGTATTGTTTAATATTTATTATGTTACTTTTTTTAATTTATTAATGATATTAAAGATAAATAAAATTTATTTTTTTATATATTTTATATATTTTTTATACAAAATATAGATCTTAAAAAATTTG